ACTCGATATTCCCCAGGTCGGTTGACGGGAGGATCGTCCGCCAGCCGTTGATATAATTCCGGCAGTTGACCTCGGCGCAACTTGCCAGCTTCCAGTAATCCGGACCGGCGGGCCGGTTGATCCGCCATTTCATCATTGCCCATAATCTCCATACTGCCGGCGCTCCGTTATCAGACCAGCCTCGCCAAGCTGACGGAGGACATCCGCAAATCCCTCATGGTCCGCCATGATCTGGCGCATCTCATTCTCGACCACCGCCTGGCGGGTCACCACGTCGGAGACTTTATCGGCCATCTCGGTGTCGAGTTCCCGGTCCCGGATCGACTCGATCGCCGGGCCGTATTCCGCCCTTAATTGCTCGATACTGTCCAGGGCGGAGTCGATATTGCCGCGAAGTGTTACGACCCAGCCGATCAAACCGATCACAATGACGGCGACCGGGATCAGGCTCAGTCCTAATTGCAGAGGCGGCTTCATTCTATCCGCTCCCAATGGGCGCCGATCCCCGCCATATACATCAGCCGCTCATGTAGGGCGCAGCGGCGGCAGATACGGTCTGACCACTCCGCCCGCTTCCAGCTATGGAGATTTAGCCGACATAAAAAACTCATCAGTCGGCCTCAAGTATTTTCATTGATAGGGCGATGATCCCGCCCACCGACGTCCCGGTGGCGACTTCGTTGCTGAGCCATATTCCGGCGCCGGCTGTCCCTCCAAGAATCATCAACGCGAGGAATATCTGCGGGCGAATCCGTTCCCGTATCGACCGGCGTGGCGGCTCAACCGGGCGCTGGTCAGAAGGCGACATCATCCTGGGCCGTTCCTCTACGGGTCGAGACGATGAAATCAAGATTTGAGAATGTCCCCGTGGTGGTTATTCTTAGATACCGCTCGACCGCTCCGGAGACCGTTATCCGCTCGGCGGTCGGCGCCGATGCGTAACCCACCGCGGTGAACGACAAGACGGTCGCGAAGGCATCGCTGCTTCCGTTATCGCTAGACTGCTGGATCGTCACGGTCGGCGTCCCGGAATCACAATCAACGATCTCCAGATATGCCACCATGCCGGCGGATGTTGCCGCGCCGTCGTCCCGGCTGGTTGAACTACCCGCGCTGGAGTGGGTCTCTTTCCCGGTGGTCAAAGTCTCGCACCAGTCCAGGCCGACGCCGTTAGCCTGGGAGTCGATCGTAAAACTGAGCGACCCGTCACTCCCTCGGCTGCCGTCATAATTGATCTGTTTGGATACCAGACAGGCGGCCACGTCGCCGCGGGTAGCTCCGAAAGCCCAGGTTACTATGCGGTCGGTGGTCGGCAGACTTTTGAAGGCGGCGTGTTCTTGTTCGGTCGAGTCGTTAAACCAGGAATTGACGGCCAGATTGCCGTCCGTCAGTCCCATGATCCTTTCATGGGCCGAGGCGTTCAAAGCCGTCGAATCTAATAACTCCCTCGGTGAGCTGGCGTTATTGATTGCCGCAACGTCCCCGCTGAGGTCGTAACCGTGAACGAATATCTGTTGACCGAGTCCGCTTTTCTTTGCCATTGGCCGCTCCTACGGTGTGATTGTGACTTCTTCGTATATCTGGATGTCGAATGGAATGGTCGCCGTCCTATATAAGCCGCCGCCCATGTCCAAAGTGGCGACCACGGCGGCGCCGACCGTTGAGTCGGTGCAATTCCCGGCCAGGTCTGCGTCCGAGCGGAGCTTGGTGTCAACCTCCACCATCGCGTCCCAAAGTTCCAACTCGATGCTCTCCCGGACATCTGCCGACGCCTGAAGCCGGAAGTACGCCCGGACCATGATCCGGGTCGTCGAGCCTATGTTGGACAATGTCTGCCATCCGCCGGTCCGCCCTTGCACCCAGTACGCGAGGACCGGAGTCCCGGACAGAGCCAGAGGCTCGGCCCGGATAACCGCGGTGAAGGCCGGGTCGGTTATGGACGACAGCAGAACGTCGATCCTGTCCAATGCTCCTGACCTGCTCAATCGAAAGCCTCAATCAGCGCGTCGCCGATGTACTTGTGCAGCAGCTCGCCCTTGTTTTGCTCAATCTCTCTGGATGTTTTGGCGAACATCCCATATTGCTGCTCAACCTTGTCTGCGTAGTTGATCGGCTTTCCACTCCTATTGTTGGAAAACGCATCGACAACGACAACATTGTCGCCCGGTACTCTGACACCGATAGCCCTCTTTAATGTCCGGGTATGGGCGCCGTGGCGTTCCGCCTTTGTAGACTGCCAATAGAGATGAGCCGGCGGGCCATAAAGCTGGTCGGAAACCTTGTTCGCGCCTTCAAAGACAGCCAGGTCACGCAGCCCACGGTTGACGACTCCTTGCATCACCTTGAGGCCGGAGCCGTCAAAGATTGGGCCGGTTATCTCGATCTTCGTCCCGAATGGTTCAGCCATTAAAAGATTATCCCGTTACTGGTTCCGGTCACCCGGTAGTCGTCCAGCGTCCTCAGTACCGACCGGACTTCTCCTTCTACCACGGTCATGGCCATCTCGCCGCTGCCGATACTGCCGCCCGATCCCATGTCCCGGTTGCGGAAGGTCAGCTTCGCAATGTCCAGGCAAGCCTGGACGACCAGCTCCGGGTAATCGTACCGGGTCAACGCGGCGCCTCCGGAATGCGTGGCCGCCGTGGTTCCATTGACGCCACGCTGGACGGTCAAGGTATTGCCGGAGATTGACGTGATGTATATCTGCTCGGAGTCGATCAGGATGGCCTGAGCCGGGCCAAGATCGGACGCGCTGGTCACGCTGATGGAGGTCGCCGTCGTTGAGCCGATAGCGTCCGCCGTCGTGACCGATAAAGTGTCCGCGGTGTAGCCCCAGCTTCCTAGGATGCTCAAGGTCTGCTGGCCGGCGTCGAGCGTGTTGGATGTATCCTCGTTTAGTTTGAAGATGGTTTTTGGCGCGGAGTTGTACGGCATCAGCCAGAAGTCCGCATTGTATCCCTCGGTCAAAACCGTACTCGCGCCGCGGTCGGTGTCGTCGTATGCCGTCACGGTAGTCGGGGAGACCAGCCAGCCGTCCAGCGGGATAACCTGGGCCAGCGACCCGCCGGTCGCTATATCATCCGAGCCGGAGAGGACGACATACTGAGGAGATTGGACCAACGACCCTGAGCCAATGTCATAAAATCGGGTTTCGGTCAATGGCCCAAACGTCCCGCCCTCGCAGTAATTGTCGATCCGCCGGGACGCGCCTTCCAGTATCCGACGGATGCTCCCGGCGTCGCTGGTCCAGCCGGAGGAGAAGGCCGAGCCAGCCAGATAATCCCGGAGGTCATCCGACGTGGCGTATGTGTGGCGAGTCGCCACTATTCCGCGGCCTCGTCGGCCTTGTCCTCGGCAGTGTCCGCCATCTTATTCTCGGCTGTCCCGGTCATCTTTTCAAAATAATCCGGGTAACCTTCCAGCGTTACCTCTGGCACGTCGTACTCTTTCCCCGATTCGTATGTTTCCCCGGTAGCTCCAAAGACCACGTTTTGAACACATAGTGCTAATGGCATTTTTTCTCCTTTGCTAAGGGGCGGGACCGAAGCCCCGCCCTCAAATTTATTAGGCGGCGCGTGGAATCTTGAAAGCAGCGGCGAGACCGACCTGGCCGTCACCCCTGCGGGAAGCGAAGAATCCTATCTGGTCGTTCCCCATGTACAGGCTGTCATTCCGGCGGATGGTGAAACCGACCCGGTCGAATATATAGTATTGTTTGAAGTCCCCGAAGATCCCAATCTTCTCGGTGGATGTGATTGTCCCTCCCAAGCCGCTCGCCACATCGGTCAAGACGTTTGGCCGTCCGAGGATGAAGTCAGCCGGCGCGGCGGTCAGGCTTGGGATGCTATGCACCCCGGCGGCGGTGATGGCGATCGAGTTGATGAGGGACGCTATGGTGGACTTCATCACCCATGTAGCGTTGGCCCGGTGCTGGGCGTTCAATGCGTAGTATGTCCCGATCAAGTCAGCGCCCACGACCGAAGTCGCGTTAGCCATCGTATAGAAGGCCACATCGCCATCGCTCAGAATCCCGGCATAATTCGTCGTGTTATTCCCGGAGATTATACCAACGTCCTCGAACTGACCGGCGGCCTCCTGGAATATCTGTGAGAGGAACGCCGGGAGGTTGATGGCCGAGTCGTCCAGAAGTTCGCGGCTGACCTTGACCAGCCCGCCGGACTTCTCAACGGAGAAATTCACCTGACCGACCACCGGCGTGGACTCGGTCGGTGCCGCTTCCTCAGCGATTGCCGCCCAGGTTGCACTCGCCAGCGTCGGCAAATATCCATCCTTACCAGACACACGGATAACGGTGCATAGGGGCCGAAGCTGTGAGCCAGGTACGCCCGTATCATGCACAACGGTATTCAGAAACAATTCTGGGACGAAGAAGCCACCTTCTGCCATCTGTTACTCCTAGACTTATCGGTGTCTAGTGGGCCAGTCATTTCTGCTGGCCTCTCATGGTTTCCCATGAGGTCGGACTATCTCATCAACTCCTAAGAGTTGTCGGGCGCTTGTGAGGTTTATTGATTCGGTTCTCACCCTCTAGTCTCTGAACCTTCCGACCTACCCTTACCCGTTCGGTCGGCTTGGCTGCGGATCGGCTTGCCTTTCGGTTTAGCGTTCCCGCAATTCACCCGATTTTCATTTAACTATCGCTAGCTAACGGGACACAAAAGTTTATCCGTATCTTCTTGCATGGCCTTGATCTCGTCGGGGCTGGCAGTTTTCCAGAACATATCCTCAGATGGCGACCGGAACCATTTGATGAAGGTATCGGTCATAAACCGGGCTTCTTCCTTGATGTTGTCGCCCATCTGCTCCTGGACCCACAACGGCTGAGCCATCGCTGGCATACCTTTGACCCAAGACGCTGGCTTATAGTTCGCCTTGAGATTTGCCGTGCTATCCATCGGGTTGTATATCGCCACGTCGTTGGACGTGACCGGGATCGAGTTCAGCGGCTGATTAAATTCCCCGCGCAGCTTCCTCACCTGAGAGGCGGCGGCGTCGATCTCATCCGCTTTGACCATCGTGGCCTGGGCTTCGTCGGCCAATCTCTGGAATGTTTCAATCTCACCCTGCTCGACGGCTGTCTGAGCCTGGTCAAGCAAAGCGGCGGCCTGATTCCTTAATTCTTTATTTATAACTCCATTTATTGATTGACTTTTAACGCGAGGCGCATCCGGGCAAGGCGTATCCGCTGGCTGGCCGTGTCCGAGGCGGTCAATGTGACCGTGTCAGAGGCGGCGCCGACAGGATCGTCCGACATGGACTCGCCGGTGGCTGGTTCAAACAAGATGCCGTCATGGGCGCGACAGAATGACCGGGCCTCGGCCTCCGTCCATTCCTCGACTGACATCCGATAAGACGTTAATGACCAATCCCCGGACTCCGCGTGGCGTCCGAAAAGTATCTCGACCGACTTACCATCAAAGTCGCCGTCCTCAATAGTCTCGGAGGATGTGCGGAATCTGTTGTACTTCTCCGGGTCGCGGATGCGGCAAGCGTGGAAGTTAGGATATGGCTTGATCTCCGGCTCCGGGGCGGCATAGCTGCCGCCGGACGTCGCCGACTCATAGGCCGAATGGCTCGCGCATGGCATCCAGACGGATTCCCCGTCGACCTCCATCCGGTGGGCGCCGGAGCATCCCAGCGCCTCGGCCCTGGCTTCTGCCTCGGCCCGACTTTCGAATGTGTCCGGCGCCTTGGTGGACGCCGACTTTGCCGCGATCGTAGCGGTCGAGGGCGAAGCGCCCCGGATAACCGCGGAGACTTCGACCCAGTCGAGGTTGAGGATTCGCCGGGTCGTTGTCTTGCCGGCCCGGTCATAGGCGACCGAATCGCCAGCCGGTAAGTTGAAGCCCACCGACCATTCCCGGATATATTCTCCGGCGACGTTGGAGTAAGCCTCGCGGCCAGCCTGAGTCTCCAGGTTCATCTGCATCCGGGCATATAACCGATGCTCATCCCCGATGCCGCCCTTCTCAGCCTGGGCAAATATAACCTTTCCGACCAGCTTCCCCTGGTCGTGGCCGGCCAAAACCGGAATGGGGAGATTGCCGCGGATGCTGGCATCGAAAGCCGCGGGATCGATTATGTCGCCGTCGGAGTCGCGGACACCCATCGTATTGACGTAGGCTTCCACGATCCCTTGGCGATCATCAACGACCTTGGCGTCGGACAGATAGAACTTGGTAATCACGCTAATTCCTCCGGCTTATAATTCCTCGGCATTGGCTGCCAGTTCAGGGTTCCGTTGGGGTGGTCGTCAATGTCCTGGGCTTGCTCCACCGTGTATATCTGGCCGTTGCGCTCGGCGCACGTCCGGCCATATGGATCGCCGGGGTCGACGTATGTGTCGTCCGGGTCGCCGTCGATGTCGTCGGCGCGGACATGTCGAAAGCCCTGCTCCTTGAAGAAGCCGATGCTGGTTTGGTTCTGGCATCTCATTATTTCGGTGCGGGCAATCAACCGGGAGCGGTTCTCAGTCTCGGTCAGGATCGACCGCAATCCGGGAAACTTGTCAGCCGGTACTCCCCGCGCCAGTTGGGAGATGGAGTAGCCCTCCTCAAGAGCGACGGCCACCGCCCGGCTGATGGTTTGGTTGGTCGTCCGGTGGATCATCGTCGCCCGGCTGGGCGCCTGGACCAGGACCGACTGCACAAATGGCAATCGCTGCGACCATTCCAGAGTTCCGGCGAGGCCGTTCTCGTTGATGGCATCCACGGTTTTCTTGCTCATCCGGAGCATGGCCCGCTCGACGATTGCGACCAGGTCGGGCAGGGCGCCGTCCGGCAAGAGCGCCGCGGGATTAAAGTCTGGCGGAAAGTCCTTGGACTCCGCTCCGCTGCGCTCCATCCACCGGCCCAGGATACCGTCCACGCGATTACGCAATCCGCGAAAATACCGCTGGACTTCCTTGGTCATCTGGTCGGTCTCGGTCTCCCGGTCCTCCAGCAATTGCCGGCGCAATATCCCGGCGCGTCTTGCTGGTCGCGGCGCCTTGACCGTCGGCAGTTCCTTAAGCGTCCCGGTCGGGAATGATTCCTCCACCGGAGCGGCGCCGACCGCTACCGGGGCCGGGGCGCCTTCCTCAATCTCAAATACCGCCGCCGGTATACGCCGGACGGCTCCCTCGGCCAGGGATTCCAATCCAAGCTGCTCCCTGGCTTCGTTCAATGTCAGGATGCCGCCGGCAAATAGCCCGGTTACTCTGGAGGTCATCGCCTCCCGGTCGTCAAGCCCGGACCGCATCGCGGCCCAGTCTACCGTCAAGGTTTCGTTGCCGGGGTAGTCGTCCATCATGTTCCGGTTAAAATGGCGGAGGATTCGGGAGACCATTGGCTCCAGAGTCTCGGAGTGGAAGGCCATCCGGGCCTCCCTGTAATTGGAATAAGTCGAGCGCTGCAACCCCACATTGGCCCCGACCAGGATGGCCGGGACGCCAAAGACGGCGCAGATGCGGGACTCGGTCAGATCGTGGAGTTCAGGAAGCGCCATGTCCTTCGGACTGTTAGCCATCGGGACATAGTCGGCGTCCTCGTCAAGTATGGCGACGCGGTGGAAGTTGGAGCGGCCACCGAATTGGGACCGCCACCGGGAGCGGATCACGCTGGCCTCCTCCTGGGAATTAAGGCGGCGCTTGATCTTTAACAGGCCACTGGGAACGCCGGCGTTCTGGAAATAGACTTTTGCGAAGTCGGTCATGTTCAAGTCTAGGTTGACGTTCCGCGCCAGGACTTGCAGAGGACTCAGGCCGTACAGGTCGCCGCCGGGATTGGGCAGCGCCAGATGGCAGACGTCCTCCCGTGGGATGCTGTAGTCCTTGCCGCCGACCGTGTAGACGTATCCCTCACTCCCGTGGTCCCCGCCAATGATCCGGACCCGGTCAGGGCGGAGAAGATAGAGCGCCGAGACTTTGCCGGACCTGGTCCGCTCCTTGAGCGTGTAGGCGTTGCCGGCCACCATCAGGAAGGTCACCAGATTCTCAATGAAGGAATACCAGTCAGAAGTCGGGTTCGGTTTGGATGTTATATCGTAAAGGGCGCCGGTCGTTACCTCGACGGCGCCGCCGTCAACGGCTGGAGCCTGGACGTAATACCGGGGAGAAGCCGCTGAGACTGCCAACTCGCGGATGCAAGCGTGGACGATCTCGCTCTTGCCGTAGCCCTCAGATGC